ACTTCGGCAGCAGATTTATCAAGAGCAATAAATTTTTGAAAGTCAGATGGTTGATCGTAAAATCCTACTGGCAATCCCATATTACGAAGGGTGTCAGAAATATTCATTTCTGATTTTAGAATTTCACCCTCAGTAAGCATAGGCAAACCATTTTTTTGACGCATGGCATTTGTATCACCAAAACGTGCTTTATATTCAGGGGTTTGCAATAATGCTTGGTAATACTCAGTAGAAGTTGTTGGAGCATTTGGAGATAAAGATAAAGTAAGTAAACTATCGGCCAAACTGCCTAATCCTATTGCTTGAAATTGTGCGCGAAATTGATTAAATGCACTTGCCGAAGCTGATGTTGTTAAAAATGGATTAGGTCCTGTTGCTCCAGTTACTGCACCAGTTAATCCACTACCAGTATTACCGCCAGTAACATTTGCTCCAGCGCCAGTGCTAGTAGGGCCTTGTACAACATTTACACCTTTAATAATTTGATATTGCTGAGTCTTTGGATTCCATTGAAGTTGATCGCCACGTGCTTGACCTGCAACGCTTATTTCAGGTTTTGATGCGGCGGCTTGTGCAGCTTGATCCTTAGCAGTATTGGTAGATCTAATTTGTTCTGCAATTTGGGTTCCACTCATACCGCTATAATTAGGAGTAGTTGTTGGTACAGTAATATTGCTAAATGCTACTTGTTTATCGTTTACTGTTGGTGTATCAACTACAGGTTCATTATATTTAGCCATTACGCATTAACCCCAAACTTTGTAAGAATTTGTGATGCTATATCTGAAAAATGCGCTTTAGCATTTTGAGTAAATTGCCATGATGGGTCATTTTTAATCACTGAATCTAATTCGGCAGGTGACATAAAACTCTTGCCATCTCCCTTAAGATACTTTTGAACATAAGGATCATTAACGGTAATTGTTTCTGGATTCTTTTCAAGAAGTGCAGCAACACGACTAATTGCTGGTTGAGCAAAACCTTTAAGTGTCGCAGCGCCTGATTGAAGTCCTTGATGAGCAGATGTTGCAACAGAAGGAATTGCAAGGTTTGCCCAATCTTGTTTAACCTGAGCAAGTGTTTTAGTACCAGCCTCTAATTGACCAAGATCTATTCTTGCCCCTGGCGTTAATTGTCTTGTATTTTGATCATAAATATTTTGACCATATTCAGCACCAAGTTGTGCATATTGTTGTTCCATTTGCACTTCTGGTGAAACTTGTCCACTAGCAATAGATTTTGCGTAATACTTATTCATGGTTGTTTCTAGCCAAGTATGTGCATCTGTTGCTGGTTTAGTTGTAATATCTTTTACATTGCCTTTGGCATCAAGTGTATAACTTGTGCTTTCCTGAAAATCAGGATTGTTGGAAACTTGTTGTAGCGCTTGCGCCCAAGTCAATTGTTGACCAGTTTTAGGATCAACCATAGGTTGACCAGTTTTAGGATCAGGTATGTTTGTTGGGGTATTAAGTTCTAAATCCGTTGGTATGCGACCAAATATTTTTGCATATGCAGCACGGGCTAAAGCATTAGCCTCAGTATCATTATAACCTGTTTTGCGGACAGTACTTGGTAGCCCTGGTGCTACAGGAATTCCAGTAGCCCTAACGCGTTGTAAAATCTGCATAGGTGATAGTGGTTTGCCTTGCTGAACAGAGGCTTGTGAAGCTGCTACAAGATCATTCCAAACAGTTTGTGCCTTACCTGCAGGTTGACCAATACTTGCAGCATAATTAATAATTAATTTTTTCTGATCTGCTGGCAAAAGTAACCATTGTTTTTTAAGGTCAGTGGTTGGAACGTTTTTTATTCCATCAAAAGCCAAAGCTGTTGTACCTTTTCCAGTACTACTTGCTTTTGGAGTAATATTAAATACTGGGGCCGCAGGTGCACCACCAGTAGGGGTTGGTGAAGGAGCAGGTGAAGGCTTTATTGAAGGTGTTTTCTTACCAGCCATTGTTAGTTAGTCTCCTTCATGCTGTCATTTACAAAGTATCTATCAATAATTTGTTGTAGTTGTGGATTCCAAGATCCAGCAGTATCTTCTTGCAAATAAGTTTGCCATGCACTTTGTACGGCGCTTTTACTACCCTTTGGAGCATCTTTGTATGCCTTAATAGCAATATCGCGATACTTTACAAAAGTTGATACTTGTTTCCAGAAATCATTACTTCCGCTTTTTTGCATAAACTTAGGATCGGAAACAATATCTTTTAATGCTTGAGCATAAGTAATAGATTTATCTCCACCAGCACTTTGCTTATATTCCAAGCCCCAGTCCTTATTGTAAGCACCTAATTGGGTCACATAAGAATTCCATTGATCTGCTAATCCTGGAACATCTGCCACACGTTTGTAGCCAGATTTGCGAACCTCATCTAAAAGTTTTTGTTTAACATCGCGATAGGTATTCCAAACGCGGTTTACTTGTAATTGAGTTTCATAAGCATCAACAGTTTTAGCCGCAGTATTAAGCGGTGTACCACCAGGCAAAGTTATATTTTTCTTTAACAAAAATGATTGTACTTGCTGGTTAGCAGGATCACCACTTAAATCTGCACTAAGAAGTCCTACAGTAACAGGGTCATTTTTTGCTAACTTTGTCACCAATTCTGGGTTATCTTTTATAACACGATCATAACCTTTAAGAGTGGGTGATACATAAGTAGACTTAGTGTTGCCACGATATAAATAACGATCTGCCGAAAATGAAGGACCAAGTATTTGAAGCATTTCTGCTTGTGCTTTATTAAAATCACCATTGTATTTTTTCAAGGTAATTGTTGCAAGATCTTGCCACATTTGCCCAGGCTTATCAATTTGCGGGGCAATACCAAAAGGTGAACCAAATTGCCAGCCAGCCTTTTGCCTATAATATGATTTTGTCATATCCATTTCCTGTTTCCAGGTTGGGGCTTTGGCTAGTTTCATTTCAGATAAAGTCATTAAATAATTATGAACCATTTTATGAGTAGCCAAAAAGTCTGCATTGGAATCAGTACCTATAAGACCTTTTTTAAGATTACTTACCCATGAAGGAATAAACGACGAAGTTCCAGCAGTGTTAGATGTTGGAAACATAGAGTCATAATTCATGCCTGGAATATGCCCAATGGTATCATCAACTATACGCTTAATAAATTGTTCATTATCTGGCTTTTGATTCAGAATATTTTGAACAGCAAAAGTAGAAAGAAATGATGGACCTGGAGCGTTTACTAAAAATCCAAAAGATTTTGTACTTAAACGAATTCCTTTATCGGCGAATAATCCCATTTCTTTGGTTCCAGGAACAACAATGTACGCTGCCTTGGTAGGATCATCTACTGGATTGCCGTCTTTATCTACAGCAAACGTGTCATATAAACTATAATAGTTACGCATAAATCCAGCAGTACGGCCTGGGTATTTAGCAGCTAAACGACCAAAACGATATAAAGCAGATGCAGATGCTGTAGGAAATGCTGCCACAGTACGTGCTGCATATAGCGCACGATTTTGACGGCGAATGGTATAAAATACTTTTCCAGCTTCTGTTAAAGCTTCCCGTGCAGCGGCTTGCCGTGTGGCATTTGCTTGTTCTGCTGTAATTGGTACACCTTGCTCATGTAACACATTAAGTTTTTGTTCAATTACTTGACCAAATTTTTTGTCTGCCCACAGCCAACGATATGGATTTTCTGCTGCCATTAAATAACGAAAAGAACTATCAAAAGCGGCTTTTACATTTTGAGCAAATACAGCAGGTTTGCCAAGAGACGCAGCGCTACCATAATCAATATCATTAGAACTAATGGGCATAAGAATATCTTGTTTATTTGCCAATATTTTTTGCAGTCCTATTGAGTTTACGTCACCTTGTGTAGCATAAGCCCGTGCTGCTGGATCTGGAAGATAGCGATTAACAAAATCAATTTTATCTTGAACAATTGATTTAACATCACTTGGAACTTCTTTACCAAATTGGCGAAGGTAACGTTGACCTTCCATTGTATTAGACCATTCCATAATATCGCCAGTTGATGTACCATTAAGAACCTGATCAACTAATGGGTCACCACGCATAGCACGATTTACAACATAGGCAAGTTCTTCATAATACAAAGGAGAAGTTGACTGCACTACACCTGTATGGCTTTTAGAAGCTAACATCTTTTGTTTTGCGCCAATTCGGCTTTCGCTCAAGAAATTTTGAGTTACTGTATCTTCGTTAGAAAATTCATTTTTAATTGCTTCTGCAAATTTGCCAGAAGTTAGTTGATCTACATTTAAAGTTTGATTTCCAACCTTAACAGTTAAAGGATCACGTGAACCATAATAGCGTTTAGTATATTTTTCAATACGTCCGATTATGGCTGCTTGTTCTTTTTCGGCTAGACCCTTTTCGGCTACTACTTTATCTAATAATTTCCAAGCAGACTCAATGGTTTTATTGTGCTCAATAAGATTTGGAGTTAAAGTTGTAATATTTCCAAGGGCTTTTTGAAGTGACAATTCTGCTGTACGAATTTCGGAAGCATATCTTGTAGCCTTTTCAGCATATGGGCCTTCGGACGCACCTTGAGATTTAAGAAAGTCAATACGGCGACGTAGATTATATGCCGATGGCACTGTTTCAGACATTCCATAATTTTTAGAAGATACGCGAATATCTGCTTCTAAACGCTCTATAAGGCGTTGAGTTGAATTAAGGTCTGCTCTTACGCTTTCAATATGTTGAGCTTTAGTAGCAGGAGAAATATTTTTACCATTCATAACTTCTTCATAAGAAGCATATTGAGTATCAAGAATATGCAATGCTTGATAAACACTATCTTGAAGATCTGTTACTTTTTTGTTAACAGCCGCAAGATCAGAACGAGATGTTGTTTTGGTAATGGCTTTAAGAAGGCGATTCTTGTTATTTTCAACGCCATTTTTAATAGCGCTAATTACGCTATCTTCTGCATAGACATGACCCATTGAAAGAAATGATGTAATTAAAGGTTCAGCTATAGAGTTTTTGGGAATGTAAGAAGGCTTACCTAAAACAGCAGCAGCAAAAGTTTTATTTAATCCTTCAAAAACTGCATGAAGCGCAGCTGGAGTAGTTTCAGTTCCAAAACCAATTATTCCACCTTTTGCAGCAGCGCGAATATCACGTTCAATTTTCCCATGTGGAAGCATCGCACGACTATCGGCTAATTGACGCTGGGTAACTGGATCTACAATAATACGTTGATTTGCTGCATCAAAAGCAAATCCATCTTGAGCTAATTTATTATGAAAACCGCTAAGAATTCCTTGAGCATTTTGTGCAAAAGATTCAATTTGATCTGTGTCATAAATACCATTGGTAAAGGCTATATGTTTTACTAGGTCTTTATCTAGTTGTGCAATAACAGCATCTTTTTCTGTAGAGGTAGATGCATTCATAAAATCATTAATAGCCTTTGTGCGATATTCAGCAGCAGATATTGTTTGTGGATTTATCTTGCCGTTAATTTCATCAAAACCAGTAGTGATTGGATTTTTGCCATTGTTAAAAGCACGAACGTCATCAAATATAGCATTAAGTTCATCAACCCCATCCCAAGGACGAAGGCCTTGATAGGTTACATAACCACGTGGTTTTGATGTTCCAACAAATTTAGTAAGTACGGTTATTGGGCGATTTAGTCCGCCACCAAGTACGGTCTCAGATATACCACCAAGGTTTTCATAATTACGAGTACCAACTGATGCACCTATTTCAGATAAACGGGTACGAGCAGCACCAATGGTGCCACCAAATATAGGTGGATCAATAGGCTTATAACTTGTACCTTGAACTATCTGTGAACCAGATCCATCATGGAAAGCTTCATAAATTTGCTGGTGAGATGGAACATCTGATATTGATTGATCATAGGCAGCATGTACATTTTTTAATGCTTCGCCTTTGTAAGTTGGCAAAATACCAGTTGCTGTAACGTTGCCTTTTACAAAAGAGTTATAATCTCCAAGTTGCCATAAATCAGCAGGATTGTTGCTAAGCAAACGATCTAATGCTGGCTGATAACCCTTATCTGCAAGAAGTAAATCTTTTATAATTGAAGGATTATTAGTTTTTTGAATAAGTGTAGGAAGTTGATCGTTATTGCTGTAATCCCTAACCTTTTTAACAATTAAATTCATATCTTGCGTTTCGGCAAGTTGTTGTACATCTGCGCCAAAAACTGTCTGATTAGTTCCATTAATGTGGCTAGTGGCTAAATTATCTAAATTTTGAAGGTCGTTAACATTGTCAATGTTTGTGGTTAAATTTGTTGCTTTAGATGCGTAACTTCCAGCCTTGCCTAATACGCTTACTGCTTTTGCGCCAGCAACGTTGCTTACTATAAAATCGCCAGTACCGCTAAATATTTTACCAATAGTATTATCAACATAATTTTTCTTTATGTCTTTATCATCCCAAAGGTTAACATTTTTAACATCAATATTTCCTTGTTTTAAGACACTATCTGTTAAATGTCCAAAAACTGAATCTTGAAAAAGTGATGATTTGGTTAATGCTACAAATGGTGATACTTTAGCTGAACGATCATATGCTTTTTTAGCATCGCTAATAAAACCACTAATTCCACCAGGACCTGTTGCTGAATACAAAGGACTATTTGGGTCTGTAAGCAAACCTGCTGCAGCAACTGGGCGATTTACATACTTAGAAAATACTTCACCTACTGGCTTAGATGCCTGTAGTAAAAGATCAGAAGATGCTTGATTTGGGTTAATACCAGATGGAGTTGTTTTGGCTATTGCTTGTTGTGCAGCATTTTGTAAACCTTGCACAGTTTGTGGTGCAGCAGCACCAGACATCTGAGCAACTTGCGGAGTGGCTAATCCAGCACCAGTTTGAATTGCTGCTGAAGAATAATTAGCACTTACTCCAGTAATATCTGAAGCAATGTTTTTAGCCCAACCAGTAAAAGTATTCCAAAGCGACATTATTTAACCTTCGCTTTCTGGTTGGCTTCTGACAAATGATTAGTTTGAATACCTTGAATTTCAGATTTGTCTGTAAGCATTTGAATAAAATTATTACGGTCTTGAACCGATTGCCAAGGAATCATTGCCAATGGCAAAACAACTCCCGCATTGTCATACCCTAGAGCAGTTGCAAACTTGTCAACATTATCAAATAGGGTACCTTCTACCCATTGATTCATTGGTTATTTGCCTGCGCTTGTCTTGTTAAATAGTTAACAAATTGACGGTATGAGTCTGGCACACCAGACATATTTGTTGCAGATAAAAGATCTGGTAAATAACGATTAATTAAAGCTGCGTTTTCAGCAATACGTGGATCCACTGGAGCAGTTGATTGTACTGGGTGTGGTGTAGTTACATGTTCCCAAGGGCGTTGTGAAGGATCTGTTAATTTAGGAAGTTGAGAAATATCTACTGGTCCAGCTTGTTGTGATTGATCTTGCGGTTGTGTAGTAACTTCTGGGCCAGCTGGAGTTTGTGGGGCAGCTTCCATCGGTGCAGATGCTTGAAGGCTTTGCAATTCTTGTCCATCCCCATAGTTAGGCATACCTGAGATATACCTAGTTGCTTGCTTTGATGCTGGTCCGCCATCGGTTCTGCGACTCATAGAGCCTGGGCCTGATGTCATTGCTGGCTTTTTTGCCTGTGGCATGATTACTCACCCTCTTTTAATGTCTCAATGGTTCGGGCTGCATACTCGTGGAATGACTTTTGGTCATCTACGAAAATTGCTTGTGTGTCAAACATATGTGTTAACACTGTAAAAAAATTTGATATAACTGTAAAGATGTCTGACATAGTGTCAGCGAGCAAGGCGAAAATATCCCAGACGCTTATTGTCCTAGGGCTATTCTCGCCAAACTCGTTTTCATTCAATGTTTACTTAGCTCCTGGGTTTGTACCCTTGGTGCCAGAAGGTTGTACTGTGTAAACCTGTGTTGACTTACCAGTTGCTGCTGGTCCTGATTTTGATTGGATAGCAGTCTTTTGTGTTGTTGCATCAGATGAACCGTGTCCACCTTGCTTTGCTGGAGAAGGTACCTTAGTTGTAAGGCTCGCCTTCATCATTGGTGATACTTTTGCCATGTTTTTTCTCCTATAGGAAGTTGTGAACCGCTGTAGTACTAGACAGCAGTCCTTCTGAGTACACCAGCAGAAAGTTGCGGTGCGCCAGAAGATGAAAGTCCTGCAAGTAATGTTTGCAGTGCTGGTCGTCCACCAGGAGCCATGCCCTGTTGTCCTGGCGCTACGCCAGTTACACGACCAGTTGGATTTAATCCAGCAGGTAGTTGTTCTTGTCCAGGTTGCCCTGGCTGAGTAGGCTCCCCAGTAGGAGACTGTCCTGGGGCTTGTGCCTCACCAGCGCCTGCAACTTCTGGGGAAACTTGAGGTTGTGGTTCTGGTGCAAAAGCAGCAGCAACCACTTCTTCAATAGACTTTCCTTTTTGACGACCATCAATAACAGCAGCCATAGATACAAGAATTTTAGATGGGTCTTGGCCCTGTGCTGCCATAGCAGGAAGCGCTTGTGCGTAACCTGCCATTGCTTGAACTAGCGCATCGCGTAGTTCTTCAATTTCAACTTTTTCTTCTTCCATGCTAACGTTAAGCTCCCAAGGCATTTGACGACGTAGGAAGTCGCGTGAGATTAACTTATCGCCGCGGGCTTGAAGTCCAAACACCAAAGCACGGTTTGGATCTAGTCCAGCCATTAAACCATAGGTAACATCGCACCAATAATCTCCAGCAATTGCTTCTTTTGGCTTATAGGTAATTTCATAAGGCGCACCAGCATTTACGCCGCGCACTTCCTTCTCAATATCACCAAACATCTTTTCGTCCATCATAAAGCAGATACGCATTACGTGACGGAATGTTTCAGCAAGTACTGCTTGTGCTGTTTTAACCTGAGTATCAAAGCCACCCATAAGAGCTTGTACGCCACGACCAGTTACAATAGAACCTGATTGTTGTCCTAGACGACCTTCTGGGTAACGTGAACC